TTCTACAACTGTCCAACCAGCTGGAATACCACTTGCACCTTCTGGGAAATTGTTACCAGAAACGCAATGGAAGAATCCAGTTGCAGATACACCACTTAACCAATCAGTAAAGTTGTTTGTATTTGTTGAACCTTCTGCAATTTTTTTAGTATAACATCTAACCATATATAGCGAAGTGCAATTTATGAACATTTCATTACATCTTTGTCCAAGCACCGCAGAATTGGCCTTAAATTGATAGTTAGCTGAACCAGCTGGAAAATAACCATTATTTTCTGTCCAACTTACGGTAGTGCTTAACATTATCAGTGGTGTATATTGTAATGCCGTACAACCTTTAAACATTCGTTTATATGCACCATATGCAACATCAGTTGCAGGTAAGATATTAGGTGGTGTTACCAAACTAGTACAATCTTGGAACATTGATGCATATGCACTATAATAAACGCTTGTTGCAGGTAATTCAGGTGCTTTTACCAAACTAGCACATTCAGCGAACATATAGTAATATGATTGTTGCCCTAAATCCAAAGCGGGTAATGCTGGTGCAGTTAATATACCTGAACCTCTAAACATACTGTAATAACCACCAGCTTTAATTTTAGTCGCAGGTAATACTGGTGCTTCAGTTAGATTAACACACTTTCTGTACATCTGTCTACAAGCAAACTCACCAACAACATTTGCAGACATTTTAGGTGCTTTTAATAAAGCGTCTAATTCATTAAATAAATTATAAAAACCATAATCAGGAACAGTATCTACATTATTGTTTCTAAAATCTATCATCGTAATCAAATCACCATTTGCTTCAAGACATCCAGTGGTAACTTTATTTGCAAGTGCAGAATCACTAAATGCTTTGAATGTTACGTCTGTTTGAGAAGTTAAAGTATTCAGAATACCTCTAAAATATATCACTTCATTAGGTTGTAATTCTATACTTCCACTGTCAAAAACTATCCATTCTTTTTTATCTTTTGTGTATTGAAATGTCTGATAAGTACCTCTAGCAATTGGGTATAAATCATCTTGATACGTACAAGTAATATAAACAGTATCGGTACCAACATTTTTGAATGAAAGGTAATCTGGTTCAATAGAAATAATATTGTTTATAATACTAATACCTTCACCTGCTTCTAATTGTGGTATTGCAGCAATAGCATCATCTACATATTGCTTTGTAGGTAATTCTGTCCAGTTGTACTTATATACACCGTGCCATTCGTAATTAAATTCAGGTATGGTATCATCATTTGCTACTTCCCATCCTTCAGGAATACCAGATGTACCAGTACTCCAATCATTCATAGAAGTTGCTTTGACAAACGTACCTGTAGGTGCTACACCATCAACCCAAGTTTTAGTACAATCTGTAGCAGAAATATCAGTAGCAAGGCATTTGATATAGTTTACCTTATAAGCATTCTTGAACATATTTAAGCACGCTGAATCTTCTAATGTAGTCGCTAAAATAGTAAAATCATTAGACAATTCACTACAACCCATAAACATACTCTGATAACTTCTATATGCTAATGTTGTAGCGGGAAATATGTTTTGTGCTGTTTTTAACTGTTTACAGTTTTGAAACATAAACCTGTAGCATTCGCTTGTAAGTTTTGTTGCTGGTAATACAGGTGCTGATGTAATAGGTGCGGTTACGAACATATAATAATAACACTGTTCGGAAAGGTTCATTGAAGGAAGGTAAAGTTCACTAACATCAACTAAATTTTTTAATCCACCAAACATACTTTTACAAGCATAAGCAGGAACTTCAAAATTACTGCCTAAATCAGATGCGGTATAGTTAATCAATGTATTGATATTTCCTTCAAGTTTAAGTTTACCTGTTGTTCCACCAAACTTAGTATTTGTTGATTCTGCTTCACCTGTATAATAACCTCTGAAATATACTGATTCGCCTTCATTTAAAGTTATTACATCATCTACCACACAAACAACCCAATTTTCAGCATCATAAGAACGTTCTATTATTTGTGTGCTTTTTACTGATGTAAGGCTAATATCAGTTGAATCTTCCAAAGCAGTAAATTTAACCGCTTTAATTTCTTCTGGTTTTGCATAGTAAAGATTTCCTTCATATCTTAACAACTTACCTTTATTTAACTCTGCATCGGGAAGTGTATCTACATCTACAATAGAATCTTTACTAGATGCTACAAGTGGTAATATTTCCAATAATATGGAATAAACTGAATCAAATTGTGTTGCTTCACCACCCAATTCATTATAAATTTGAAGTGCAATAGAATAAACACTATCAAATGGAACTGGACTGTTACCAATTCTATTGCTAATTTCTTGTGCAATTTCTCTGTTTGTCATTGTATTATTCGAATAATTTTTTATACGTTTTTGTTCAAATGAAAAATATTAAATTTAAACTATCTCTCCAGTCAGTTTATGAAGAATCTCTTTCAATAATATTGCTAATTCTGCATTCTCTTCTTCATATTGTCTAATGGCTTCTTTTAATCTTTCAATGAGTTTTTCTTCATCATCTTCATATTCATCTATTAAACATTCTCCAAATGGCTTTTCTATTTCAAGATAAAATGACACATAACCGCCTGCTAATTCATCTGCAAATTGTTGATTAAATAAACTAATTGTCCATCCTTCATTCACATCACCTATCTCGGCACAATAGTTTATTATATTATTCAAAACTAATTCAGCAGTAGTTTTAACATCATATTCGTTTGAATGGTCGTGTGCCAATCTATCTGCATAGTATAAATAAACCTGCATTTGTTGCATATTATCATTGACAATTATTTGAGGAATATCAATATTAACTGCTCCATATTTCATATTTGGCTTACTATTCCAATTTTCATAAACATCACCAAGTGAAACTGAATTTACGAACTTTTGTTTCTTAGCAAATGTTTCTATTTTATGTAATAATTGTTTTAAATTCATATTAAAAATCAATTTATTTTTGTTCATATAAAACCCAATCTGGGTGATGCACTTTAGCATTGCGTTTATCCATCATTACAATTTCTCCATTAGATGTTATCCATAAGCATTTTTGATATGATCCTCGTTTTTTGCCTTTGCGAGCATCACTTAGTTTTTGTTTCTGTTCTTCTGTACGTTTTTTACCTTTATTGCTTTCGCTAATTTTTTGTTTAGCTTCTGTTGAAAAATGTTTACCAAACATTGGGGCATCTTTACCATATCTATGAACACCATACATCGGGTTCTTTTCTCCAGTAAATTTACCTTTTTGTGCATTACTCATTTTTTGTTTTTGTTCTTCTGACAATTTAATACCTTTTCTCGGAGACTTTTTACCTTTTTTACTTTCAGATATATGATTTCTATGAGTATCTGTAAATTTTTTACCCAAATGAGCTTCAGATATTCGTTTTTTAGCATCTTCATTATGTTTAAAACTGGATCTTCCCATACCACCCGGTATTAAATTATAAGAATCATTTCTACTTACAATATAAGCTGTAACTAAAAATTCTTCAATTACTAATGCATCTTCAGCAGAATCACAAAAACATAAAATACGTTTGCTAAAGTTTTCTATACCATATTTCTATATTGCTTTATTTATTGCAGTTCCACTCCCCATATATCCATCATCTAAGTTATCTGTAGAATGCTTGCCAATATAAAATTTATGATTTACTTTATTTGTTATTATGTAGACATAATGATATTTCATATTATAGAACAAATGGATTTTTATATGCAATACCGTCAGATGTTTTCATTCCATCTTTGTTACAACACGTTGGGTAATATGGTTTAAATAACTAATAATTACATTTTAAATAGTCCTTTAATCTATTTACATAAAATGCTGCTCTATTTACATACATTTGTTGTAAATATTGACAATCTTTCATTGACACGTTATACACATTAGTATCACCTGTAGTAACTACACCAAGATTTCTTACTTTAAATGATATTTCCATAATAATATCAGAAAGAACTTGATTTATCATCA